GATGTCAGGTGCCACCGAGAACAGCAGGCCGTCCTCTGTCTTGGGGACCTCTTTCTCTACGACTTTGCCGTCCTTCCAAACATATGTACGTCTCATGTTCCTTGTCCTTGTTGCATGGGGCCTTGAAGCATCTGACCCATCATCTGTCCCGCTTTGGGCACAGCGCGTGACGGTCTAGGGAAGTTGCTAGGCATAAGCGGTGCGCCTGCCACGTCCTTGGAAAGCCTGGGTTCTGAGGGTTTAGCCTCGGGCTGCGCCTCAGACTGTTGAGTTCGCATAAGGTCTGCGGCGAGCCTACGCAGCATTTCGTTGGTCACCAACTCCGACATATCCGGTGCGTTCATCGCATTGCCGATCTTGGCAAAGTGTTCCTGCCACGGGTAATCGGGGAACGATGCCATTGAGGGCAGAGAGTTCATCAGGATGCTGTGCATTTCCAGCGCACGCTTTTGCGCCAGCCCTTCACTCGCACGCTCCATGCTGTACGGCTCAATTTCCAGGTCTAGGTCATCGAATGAGTAGCCTGTCTTGTCGCCGTGACCACCACCTTGGAAGATAACCTGTGCATCATCTGGCAGGCCAAGCTCCTTGAGTGCGTCCTCTCCAAGCGGGAACACGATTGAGTCATCGTGGTACATGTAGTACGCAACGGTTCTTAGTAGTTGCACCGTGGCATCGGCAAAGGTCTGACGCACAAAAGCCATGCGCGTGTTGGCCGCTTCACTGGCGATTGTGTGTTCTGTCGCAGTACCCGCACCGCTTACAGATCCGCGCAAAGCCTCATCCATCCCAAGTACCCTGTCTGCACGCTGGCGACAGGTATTGATCCAGATAGCTTGCTGCTCGGTCTGACCGCCAAGTTCAAACTCTTGCACCAGGGCTTTGCCATCCTCGAACGGCACCACCGCCACATAGTCGTGCTGAGTATTCTTGACCAACTGCGCCGTGCGTGCATCGTTGACACCCACGATGCGCTTGTGCTTCATCATCGAGGCACTGGCGGCAATGACATGGGAGTTCAGGTCTTGGATCTGAGCTTCAACGGCAACTAGCGGAGACAGCGGATAGAGGTTATCGGGAACCTTATAGACCCCGTACATGACGTAGGGGCCAGTCCTCGGTCCATAGAAGGGCCGTGGCTCGCGCACGAAACCAGCTTTAGAGTTGATCTCCCCGGAGTCACTTACCGACTGACCCACGCCTAGCGTGTAGATCGTGCCGTGGAATCCACCATCTGCGCCTGGGGAATCGTCTAGCTCGACCTCTGGAACCCAGATTTCATAGCACCAGACCTCACCACGGTAGTTGCTTTCCTTATCCTTGAAGATGCCTTGGTCGTCATCAGGCGCAGAACTAGTTGCTAGGGACTCAATAATGTCCTCATTCCACCCGGCATCAGGATTGTCCTTAGCCTCTTCGAGCAGATCATCCTTGTCCCTGCGCCAGATGTGTCCGTAGAACCTAGCGTCCTTCCATCTCTCAGCCTGCGGGTCAATAAAGAACCTGCGCTGTGAGATGCGCTCAATGACAGGCCACTGTGGGGTAGATTCTGCCTGGGGGCTATCTTCGGGGAGGCTAACGCCCTTGTTCTCTTCCTGTCGCACAGCACAGACCCCAAACGCTAGAAGCATGTCCGTTGCAAGCGCGGTCAACGTGCTGCGAATGCCACTGTCCTTACACCATCTATTGAGCCCGTGACGCAGCGCCTCGGCTACATCATTCTGAACTCCAGGTCTACGAGACGTAACCTGCACACGGGGGTTGTCGTACACCAGCCTGGGTATCATCAGGCTTAGATACTCGTAGTAGGTGTTCTCGGGGGAGTAGTCTCCACCTTCGCCGGATGTGGAAGAGTAGTACGGCCCCACATACTTGCGGACGGTCTCATCAAGCTCCTCGATACGGCTATCGCGGTAGCGGATCGCTGCTTGCACTTCAGTCAGCAGGCTAGTTGCTTTAGTTGAGATCATCACCTAACCCCATTTCATATTCGTGCAAAGCTGTATGGCCCAAAAGGTCTCCCCACGTTCCGTCTTCATACTCTGGTGGCGCTTCTGGCAGAGACATATCGCGGTTCCACAAGAACATCGCCGCATAGCGCAGCGCGTCTACACCGTGATCTGAGCAAGTGGGATCTGGTCTTTCACGCACCGGACGCCCATCTCTGGATTTCGTCCAGACATAGCTGGGTAGCTCCTCGATAAGACAGCAAGGCTTCATTGAATCAACCCGTGTGTTGTCTCTTCCCTCTAGAGCCGTTCGGACAACGAATATCCTAGGACCGTTGTCAGTTGTGGACATGGCCCACCGGACCATATCAATGCCCGTGCGAATAGCGTTCTTGGCGCGACGAGCGATCCGGTCACCGTCACGGCCCCTAGCTGAACCCAGCCTGTCATTGAACACACGAATGTACTCAGGTTCACTGGGGTCGCAGACCAGCGCCGTCAGCTTGAAATCTCTATGCGCTTCCATGACGCGCTCTGCCCACCAGTCCTGGTTCTGATTGGTCCGGTAAATCTCGCGCAGCAGATACATCGCATCATCGCGCACGCCCCATACCTGTAAGGTGCCAGGGTGGCGCAGGCCCTTGTCGTAGCTCGCAAAGTGCCACTTCATTTCCGGCACGTCTTCGCTGTCGATGATGTGAACTGAGGGGTCCCAGTCCTCGAAGATAACGCCCTCCTCACTGGCCCACTTGCCTTCATACAGGTTCGCACGGCGAGCCCCAGTCAGGTTTGCCAGTATCTCCTTCACATAGGCGTTGCCCTCTTTCGTCCACTCCTCGGTTTCGTGGTCCCAATAGACCGGGTTGTCCTCATGGCGTGACAGCAGGCGCACTCGCTTGTCCAGAGCATGTCTTTCAGGCACGTCCCTGAAGCCTTGAGGGAAGTGTGTGTTGAGCCAGTGGAACTCACCCGCCGGGTTCGTGTCCGCAATCCGCATTTGCCACGGCATCTTGAAGTTACGGTTAGCGCGAGCCAGCCACTCCCAGGTGTCGCCTCCGATTTCTCGTGCCTCAAACACGCAAATCACGTCATATTGGGTCGAAAACGTCTTTTCTGGCTTGTCCAAACCACCCACAACAACGTGCGATCCATTGGGATATTGGTAGTTCTGGCGCGTGTTTCGGGACGCAGAGCCGTGTATTGCGGGGTGCCCAGGCCACAAAACCTCTTGTTCAAAGGTAACAAGCACGGATTCAGTCAAAGACTCCCGTGTTTGACGCAGCATAAGCACGCGAATACCTGGATATGTCTCGCACAGGTAGTTCATGTACTCCAAAAGGGCGCGTGTCTTACCCGTACCAGCGGGTCCTTCGAGCAATACCTCTGAGCTACGGATGTACCACAGCTGTCTTGCAGCGCCGTAGGGGGTGTAATCGTGAACAATCGTGCCGCTCATCAACTCACCATCGGCTTGACGTAAATGATTGAAGCCCAGCGGACGTTGCCATAGCTAACAGAGCCATGAGTGGAGTCTGTGGTCGCAGCAGTTAGGCCAACATCAAGCTCGACCTTGTAGCGGTTGCCGCCCTTCATCCATGCGCTGTCGTATGGCAGCCTGTAGAAGAAGTTGTAGCCCGTTGAGTCCACGCCATTCCAGAACCCATCCGTAAGAAGGGTGCCCGACGTGTTAGCCAGCATCAGGTGTTTGGCGATATTGGCAGCGGTGTTATTGACCGTAGCCGAATATACCGCATCATCAGATACAGCCGCACTGGTGCCCAGGTCATACGCCTTGATCGTCAGCCAATTAGTTCCACCCCCACCATCGGCGTCAATGTCGGCCCTGGTGACCAGCACGCCGTCTGCACGCAGCACGCGATAGCTGAGGAACCAGTCGTTCCCCTCCATCACTTCGCCTGTACTGACTATCGATTTGCTTGGCAGCGGTGTTCTCTAGTGATGAAAAGTGGTGACCCTTTAGCCCGAAAAAGCCTCGGGGCCACCACTAGCAAGGGTGCCCCTCTCGATCATGGCGCTCGAAACACTGGCAACCTCTATGCCGCCCTGGGCTGTCGCGCTTCGTTCAGAAATGCCCGTTACGACAGTATCCATCCCTAGAGCGGCGGTACTTACTTGTCCGCGCTGGGGACCTCCTGACACAGCAGTCGCTCCCTCTGTCGCAGATGACACAGCACTCTGTCGCTGAGTCAGGCCAGAGCAAACTGCATACGCTTCGACACCGCTAGAAGACGCAACACCACGAGATGCCACAGCTGACATACACGGAGTAGCGGCTTCAGGTGCGCCGGATGTGACTATACCCCGTGGCGTATAGGGTATTAGTATGAGCCTTGTGGGCGCTAATGCCGCGCTAGTGATCGACGCTACTGGCACAGGCGCACTAAGGGTGCTGAATGTGGTCGCAGGGACAGCCGCAGCAGATGCGAACGTAGTCGTCGGCGTACTTACGTTGATCGCGCCAAAGGTGGTGCCAGGAAGCACGGGCGAGCTTGCAAAGCTGACAACCGTAACGGCACGTTTGTTCTCTATCGGGGTCGCAAGGTTCTTATTGGACCGAATCCCAATGGTCTCTACTCCAAGCGATTCGTTTTTCCCGAAGTGAAACCCCCACCAGATAGCTGATCCCAGCGTGACTGTCGATGCCTCAGTCGTCGTTATCGTCGTGGTTTTCGTTCCGGTCGCAGCAAGGACCGTATTGAGCCCGGTCTTAGTGGCAATCGTGGTGTAGACGCCACCGTATACCGCGCATATCTGCACCGAATCCCAATAGATCGCGGTGTTGGCTGACGAGACACTAAACCTACAGACCCATTCACCAGCTTCCCATGTGGTCGTCTCCAGTGGAGAGCCGTAATCGGACGCTATACCATGCCACTGCGCCAAACACTGCACCGTGGCTAGGTTACGACCACCCGAAGTCCCGCCGTCAAGCGTTAGGGTGCGCCCTGTGTTTGCTGTTG